TTACTACAGGTGATGCTAGTGTAGCAGAGGCAGAAGCAGAAAAGGATAGAGAAGAAGCGGCGGCAGCGGCAGCAGATAAAGCAAGTATTGACCGAGGTCAATCGCTTCACGGTGGTCCAGAAGGAACAACTGGAGGATCAGGTAGTGTTGGAGGAACAGGCACATCGGCAGCAGCAGATACTTCTCAAGGTGAAACAGGATATGGAAGTTGTTTTATAGCAGGTACTAAAGTTACTATGTCTGATGGCACATTAAAAAACATTGAAAACATTGTAGTTGGGGATAAAGTTAAGGGACACAAAAATGATAATGAAGTTATTAAATTAGATCCTACTTTACTAGGAGATAGAAAATTATATTCATTTAATAATAAACATTACTTCTTTACTTCAGAACACCCATTTATGACTGAGGAAGGTTGGAAATCTATTAAACCAGAAAAAACAAAAGAACGTGATGGTGTAGAACTTTATGAACAATTAAAAGGTGAATTAAAAGTTGGTGATAGACTTGTAACAAACAATAATCCAATTGAAATTACAAGCATTAATTCAAAAGAAATGAATAATCCTGAAATGCCTTTATATAACTTTAATGTTTCAAATGATAATTCATATATCGCTGATGGTTATGTAGTTCACAATAAAGGTGGCGGTGGTGGCGGTTGTGTAATTGCAACTCATGCTGTGAACTCTGGTGCATTTACAAAAGATACAAAGAGAGAAGCTGTGCGTTGGTGTGTTAAAAATTTACACAGAACATGGTGGGGTGAGGCTGTAAGAAAAGGTTACAGATACTACGGTCAAAAAGCTATTGAACAAGGTAATGCTAAAAATCATTATCAAGAATTTAAAGACTATGTTGCATTTGGAACTGGTAAAAGAAGAACATTAAAAACAGGTTGGACTTTTGTATATAGAACAGTTCAATTCTTCTTAAAAGGGTTGACACTATAATGCCAAATAAAAATATTGCACTACAAAAAATAGAATCACACGAAAAACTTTGCAGAATAATGCAAAAACAAACTCACGATCGTATTAATCAATTACAAAACCAGATAACTAGAATAGAAAGAATATTACTTGTGTCTATGGGTTCTGTCATGACTGGTATGGCTGGTGTTATAATAGTATTGATACAAAAATTGTAGCGCTCATACGTAAGTCCTACTTTTTCCTATATCCAAGCTTTTAATTCTTCTCCCATAACTTGACTTGCAATGTTTACTTTCTTACGTAAAGCTTTTACAATTCTTTCATCAACTGTATCTTCACACATAATATCAATATATGTCATAGGTTTAGTTTGACCAATACGATCTATCCTAGCTTCTGATTGTTGACGTTTTTCTAAATCATAACCATTAGAATAATAAATCATATTACTAGCTGCAGTAAGTGTAATACCATAACCACCTGTTTGAGGTGTACCAATAAAAAATCTACACTTTTCATCATCTTGAAAACGTTTTATGTTTTGTTGTCTTTCGTCTGATGGAGTTAAACCATAATAATCTACAAAAGAATCTTGACCAAACTCTTCAACAATAGCTTTTATAATTTGTCTTACATCACTTTGCCAATGAGCCCAGATAACAACTTTACCTTCTATCTCATTTAAAACATTTATTAGTTCATCAAGTCTATTACTTTTTAGTTCTTGTGTAGTCCCATCATCAGATTTAAAATGACCACAAGTTATTTGTTGTAGTCTCATCAACTGTGTTAATGCATTTGCAGTGGTAATCATTTTACCATTTAATATTGCAAGTGCTTCTCTTTTCATTTGTTGATAAACTTTAAATTGATCTGGTGTTAGTTGTATAATACGTTTCATAAAAGTTTTCTTTGGTAGATCCAAACAATCATCTTTTAATACACGATAAGAAAAGTTTTTTAATTTTTCTGATAACTCACCAAGGTTTTGATAACCAACTACAATTTGTACCGATCGTCCACTAAAGTTTGCACTTTTCATAATGGCATATCTAGTTCTAAAAGAATAATAAGAAGCATGATCCAAGAGCCAGGGGTCAAGGAACTCGCATTGTTTATATAAATCTAGCGGTGATTTAGTTACAGGAGAACCTGTAAGTATTCTTTTATATTTTGCATGTCTACCAAGTGCTACAATATTTTTTGTACGTTTAGCTTCTGGGTTTTTTATAGTTGTAGACTCATCTATGGCCATCATGGTATCATGTGAGTTAATAAATTTAGCTGCAAAATCAACACCTTTTTTGCTAGATAAAGCCTCAACATTCATACATAAAATATGTAAATCAGTTCCTGTTTTAAACAATGTGTCTAAATTTTGTTGTTGTTGTTTCGTAATATTAGCTTGCCACAATACAGACACTTTTTCTATATGATCCGGTAAGTGTGTAGGTATTTCTGAACTATACCAGTTTTTATATACACCTTTTGGTGCCACAATTAAGACACCATTAATTTTACCTTTGTCATAAAGCATTGCAACATTGTCTAGTAATACTTTAGATTTACCTGTACCCATTTCCATAAAATACGCAAAAGCTTTTTTCTCCCAAGACATTTCTAATGCCTTAAGTTGATGTGCGTATGGCTTAGTTTTAAATTTATAATTCATAATTTATTTTCTTCTTTCTAGTTGACAACATATCAAATATAAAATAGAAGTCAAGCCATGAAAGAAAATATAGTTTACGTAATACAGGAAATACCAGGTACAAAAACAGGCAGTCCAAAAATAAATATTATTGGTGCAGGTAAATATGGTAAGTTTAAATTTTTACTTCCTGAGTTATCACAAATTATTTTTTCTCCTGGTCCATTAATTTATAAATTAAGAACTTTACTAAAAGATTTTACTTCAGATGATTATCTGTTATTGACAGGTGATCCTGCAATTATTGGAGTTACATGTTCGATTGTTTCTGACATGACAAATGGTAAATACAATTTATTAAAATGGGACAAACAAGAAAGACAATATTATCCAATAGAGATAAATTTATATGAAAGAGGAAAGATAGATGAGTAACTTAGAAAAAATGTTTATTGAGGATGCACCTCAACAAGTAAATGAATTAAATAATGTAGAGTCATTATCTAGCCATGTTTTAGAATTACAAAGATTAGAAGATGAAATTAAAATTGAAGAAGAAAGATTATCTAGAAAAAAACAACAAGCTGATAAACTTTCACAACAAGTGATACCAGAAATTATGGACTCTATGAAATTAAAAACCATGAAATTAAAAGATGGTTCTGCAATAGAGGTAAAAGAAATTTATAGCGCAACAATTCCTGTAGATAAAAAGGAAGGCGCATTTAACTGGCTTCGAAATAACGACTTGGGTGATTTGATTAAGAATGAAATCACTGTTTCCTTTGGTCGAAACGAAGATAACAAGGCTAGCGATTATGCAAACCTTGCCGAGAGCAATGGGTACCAACCGGTCCAAAAGCTTAAAGTGGAACCCATGACTCTCAAAGCACTATTCAGAGAGCGAGTCGAAAAAGAATTAGACTTACCTTCTGAACATTTTAACCTGTTTAAGGGAAACAAAACAAAAATAACAAGGAACAAATAACATGAGTGAAGAAACAAGAGACGTAGCAACAAAACAAGGTGGAGCATTAGCAACTTTAGACTTTGTATCAGATTCAGGAATGGGTCTTGAAAACGTAGACAAAGGAGATCTTGCTTTACCTTTTCTGAAACTATTACAATCAGGTTCAGATGAAACTAAAAAAAAACATGCAAAGTATGTTGAAGGCGCCGAAGCCGGTATGTTCTATAATACAGTTACTAAAAAATTGTATAATGGAGAAAAAGGAATAGAAGTTATTCCTGTATTCTACAAAATGACATATCCAGAATGGGCACCTTTTGAACGTAGAGAAGGAAGACCTGTACATAACGACAGAGGCCCTGGAGTTATGTCTAAGGTAACTCAAAATGATAAGAACAAAGATATGTTAGATAATGGAAATGAAATTATCAAAACAGCAAATCACTTTGTAATTATTAATGGAGAGAGACCGGAGAAAGCTTTGATGACAATGAAGTCAACACAGCTTAAGGTTAGTAGACAATGGAATTCTTTAATGGAGAATGAATTTGAAAACGATCCTAGTACGGGAAAATCTTTACAAGCACCTACATTTTCTAGAATTTATAAATTAAATTCTGTAGAAAACTCAGGTAGTTTTACTTGGCATGGTTATAATGTGTCTATGGTAAGAAAAGTAGACAATGCCGGCCTATATCAAATGGCTAGAGATTTTTATAACTCTTTAAAAAACAGTCAACAAAAAGCTGCTACTGTAAAAGAAGAGGAATCTAACTACTAATTCTACTCTTATAGAGCAGATAGGAGCGGCAAAGCGAGAGTGGAGCCGCTCCGACCCGGGATCTTTATGGTTGAAAAATTTATAGAATTATTTACTGGATACCAAGGCGATTTTGGTATTGCCGATATGTCTTCGGCACAATTAGATATAGACAAAAACAAAGTTAAACCAAACTACGAATGGGCTGGTAGACCTATTACACAAGGTGACTATAAAGATCACATTGAAGGTAAAATATCTATTGGTATACAACCCTGTAGATTAGACAAGACAGTTCAGTTTGGTTGTATAGACATAGACTCAAAAGACTATGCTAGTTTTAAAGTAGAAAACTATCTAGCATTGTTTCAACAATTTAAATTACCATTAATACCATTGTTATCTAAAAGCGGAGGACTGCATTGTTATTTGTTTTTAAAAGAACCGATACCAGCTGTCGATCTAATCTCGGCACTGAAGTCTTTTCTTCTGCCACTTGGATTAGATCCTGACACAGAGGTTTTTCCAAAACAGAAAGAATTAAAGGAAGATGACAAAGGAGAAATAAAACCAGGAAACTTTATAAACTTACCTTACTATAATAATGGTAGCACAAAAAGATATGCAGTTGATAAAGACAACAATAAATTAGATATAGAAAAATTTATAGAAGTTGCCAACCAAAGTAAAATTGGTAAATTAGATTTAGAAAAATTAGTTGATGAGACATACAAAAATATCTTAGTAGGAACAGATCCAGAGTTTGAAGATGGCCCACCATGTTTAGCTTTATGTTCTAAAAGAAAACTAGATGATGGTAGAGATAGATTTATGTATAACTACATGGTCTTTGCTAAAAAAAAATACAAAGACAAGTGGCCAGATCAAGTTTCAAAAGCAAATTATAGTTATCTAGAAGACCCATGGGATAAAACAAAATTAGATTCTAAAATAACAGCATGGAAAAAAGATACTGCAGGTCATACGTGTTATGAAGATCCAATACAAAGCAAGTGTATGCGTACACTTTGTTTCTCAAGACCGTTTGGTGTTAAGTCAGATAGTATTACAATGTTTCCTGACATCACAGATTTTGAAATTATAATGTATGCAGAACCAGAATATAGATTTAATGTTGTATTACCAGATGGAACTAAAGAAGGTGTTATTGCAAACCACAGAAGATTAATTACAAAACAAACAGAGTTATTAGATTTGATATGGGAACAAACAGGTATCTATCACGAGCCATTAAAACCAAAAGACTTTAGAGCAAAACTAACAGAACTTAGAAAAGGTTCTACTAAGATATCACCACCAGCAGGTACACAAATAGAAGATAGATTAAATGAAGAACTATATCAATATTGTGTCAATGGTCCAAGAGCTAAACAAAGAATACAAATTAACAGTGGTTCTTGTTTAACAGAAGAAGGTCATCACTTCTTTAGATTTAATTCTTTTATAGATCATCTAGGATCTAGTTGGAAAATACCAGAAGAAAGAATAGCACAAAAACTAAAAGATAAATGTTTGGTTGAGTTTAATCATTCTCTAAATGTAGATGGCAAAACAATTAAAGTATGTAGACTAAAACAATTACACATAGATAAGATAGAATACAAACCAGTTGAGCGAAAAGAAAGTAACTATTGATGAGGTATAAAGTAGTAGGTCCACCAGGCACAGGTAAAACAAGAAGATTGTTAAACGAAGTACAAAAGTATGTGGACAAAGGCACACCATTAAATCGTATAGGTTACTTTGCTTTTACTCGTAAAGCTGCAGGTGAAGCAAGAGATAGATTCTTAAAAATAAAAACAGAACTTACAAAAAAAGATATAAAATACTTTCAAACATTGCACTCACTAGCATTTAATAGATTAGGTTTGAAAGAAGAAAACGTTATGCAGGATCTTAACTACAAAGCAATAGGTGATAGCTGTGGTATACAAATTAAATACGCATCATATGAAACTAATAATTGGAATGGTATATTTTCATCTGACAGTGAGTATCTAGGACTAATTAACTT